GTCGACGTTCGCGGGATGGCGGACGCGGCCCGCTCCCGGCGGAGGACGGTGAAGACCGACGCGGATTTCCACCGCGCGAAGGCGGAGCCGGAGACCGACTCGGAAACGGAGCGGCTAAACGCCGAGGCCCTGGCCGCGCTGAAACGACTGACCCGGCCGAGCCGGGCGGGGGAACGATTGGAGGCCCTGGCGGACCTCGATCGGATCGGCGCGGCCGGCGCGCAAAAAGAACCGGCCGCGAGCCCACCCTGCAAAAGCGACTCGCGACCGGCCGGAAACCAATCCGCATGCGAACTCCCGCCGTCGAATCCTACTGTGAACGGTTATTCACGGCAAGGATTCTCGGGCGGAAACCCGCAGCGCGCCTGGAAGGATTCGAACCTTCAACCTTCGGATTCGAAGTCCTCGCGCTTAAATCCCCCATCCCCCGCCGACCGGCCTGTTTTACACGAAATTCCATCAGTCGAAGCATGCTCCGCGCATCCCCCGCGCGAAAAACCCACGGATATAGAGTCCGCGACTCATTCGCGGCTTACATTGCCCCGGTCGGACTCCACTGTAGCGACGGAACCGCAAGCGGGGAATAGTCATGCGCCCAATTCCGTGGGACACGTTCACCGTCCGTTACTTGAGCCTTTACCTGCCCCCGATGAGGGAGCCCGCGACGTATCGCCAGGTAAGGCAGATTCTCCGGGAATTCGGCGAACTGCCGGGTTTTCGGACCACGGCGGCCCTGACCGAGGAGGCGGTGGCGGCCTGGGTCGCGAGGCACAAGGACCGCTCCCCCGCTCGGGTCGCCAGCCTCCTTCGGTGCATGGCGACGGCGGCGAAGTTCGCGGTCGGCAAGGGATTCCTCGGGTCGAGCCCGTTCGAGTTCCGCCCCCCGGGTCAGTGGGTCCGGTCGGACAAAAAACAGTCGGCCCGATCCGCGCCGACCCACCGGGGCTCGGATGAGATCGCCCGCGTGCTCGACCAGGCCGACGCCGAGGCGGCGATGGGGTCCTGGGAGGCGGGACGGTTGCAGGCGCTTGTGTACGTCTATGCGTATGCCGGGCTCCGCAAGATGGAGGCCCTGCATTTGGAGGCCCACAACGTGGATCTTGAGCGGCGGGTCCTGACGGTCGAGCCCAAGGAATGCTGGCACCCCAAGACGGTCAAGTCGGCCGCGAAGCTGCCGATCGCCCCGCCGCTCCGGGACGTGCTCCGGCTCTGGCTCCCCCGCTGTGGGTCGAACTGGCTGTTCCCGGGCAAGCGGCTCAAGACGCCGTGGACCTCGGGGGCCCCGGGCACCAAACCGCTCGACCAGGTCAAGGAGCTGGGCAAGCGGGCCGGGGTCGACAACCTGACGATTCTCGCGTTCCGAAAAACGATCGGAACCCACGCAAAATCCTGGGGATTCAGCCAATTGGAGCTGAAGGCCCTGCTGCGTCACACCAACGTGCGGACGCAGGACTGGTACGACGAGGAGGACGTGGAGGTCCTTCGCCCGGCGGCCGACAAGGTGGCCTTCCGCCGCTCTTCCTGACCGCCCGCCCGCTGTCCCCGGCTGGCCGTCGTCGCCTGACCGCCCGCCCGACCCGTTCCGCCCGATCCGCCCGGCCGACGGCGGCCGGGGCAACCCCAACCCAATCCGTGAGGGCTCAACCATATGTCCGCGCTCACTTGCGTAGCCTACGTCCTGGCGGCGGTCCTGATCCTGTACGTCGCGGCGGTGGCGGTGGCGCTGCTGATCGACGCCGCGGCGGCCGACGAGGCCCGGCCCGAGATGGCCCGGGTTCGGCCCGACGACGACGACCGACCGGCCTGACCGTGACCTGGCCCGTCCCGGCCGCCGGGAGACCGGCCGGGGCGATCCGTGAAGACGTATACACAACCTCAAACCCGGGAGCGAACGAGATGATTGACGACGCGACGAAACAGGAGCTGGAAGTGGCCGCCGGCTGGAACCCGCCGACCGACGGGCCGACGGACCCGACCGACAAATACCAAGGGGTTCCGCCGGTGGAATTCACCTACCGCAACCACCGGGGGGCCGTCGAGCGCCGCCGCGTGATTCCGGTGGACGCGCGGTTTGGCTCGACCGAATGGCGCCCCGAGCCCCAATGGCTCTTGGACGCCTATGACGTGGATCGGCGGGCGTACCGGACTTTCGCGCTGGCCGACGTGCTGACCCCGCCCGCCCCGCCGGCCGGCCTGGTCTGGCGGGCGGAGCCGCCGGATCGGCCGGGGCGGTGGCTTGAATCGGTGGGGCCGCGATGGTCGCTCAACGTCCATTGCCTGGACGGGAATGGCGTTGGGGTCTTCGCGGCCGCGGGCCCGCGGCCTGGCGTTTTGTGGTTCGGCCCGATCCCCGATGAGACCGACGCCCCGGACCCGCTCGACCTGGTCGTCACGGCCGTCGGGCCGGACGAGGCCCTGGCCGGGGCGGCCGCGGCGTTTCGGGCGGAGGGCGGATTCGTCGGCGACCTGGCGGCCAACGTGCTGGATTGGGTCGCGATCGCGCTGCGCGACGACGCCGACGCGCGGATCGACCGCCTGACGGCCGCGATGGTCGCCCTGGCCGGAGACCGGCCGTGAGCCGGGTCGGCCCGCCCGGGGGCTTTTGGGACGGCCCCCGGAAGCGGCGGCGGCGGAAGGGCCGGCCCAACGGCGGCAAGCGGCGGGCGGTCTGGTTCCAGATCGCCGACGGCCGTGGGCGTTTTCTGGGCGTGTTTTTGGACCCGGCCGACATCGACGAGTGGGCGTCCCGCCACCCGGGCCGGGGCTTTTGGCTGACCCTCTGGCGGAGCGGCCGGATCGCCCGCCGCTGGACGCTGGCCGTCCGGCTGGACGGGGGCGTGGATTGGCGGCTGATCGTGAGGCGGAAGGGAGGGCGACGTGGGTAATCGTGAGCATGAGCTAATCAGTGAGCTGCGGGCGGCCCGGATCGAGCTGGCCCGGGCGGCGGAGGCGGAGGCCGAGGCCAAGCGGGAGGTCGTCGCGAAAAAGACCGTCCGCCGCAAGGTCGAGCTGCTCATTGAGGAGATCCTCGACGAGATCGAGACCGGCAAGCGCCGCGATCCGCTGATCGAGTACATCGAGACCGCCGACGAGCGCCAGCGCGGGCCGACCGAACCGCGCTCCTCGATGGCGGACACCGAAACCGCCAAACCGCTCCGGGAAGCCGCGGGCGGGTCGGGCCCGGCGGCCGAAACGGCGGAAAAGGCCACCTCGAGGTCGGCCGATGGCGGCCAGACCTGGCGGTCGATGGGTCTCGAAGCGCTCTCGCCGTGGAAGCTGAACGCGAAGCAAATCGCGGACATGCGGGCGGGCGGCCTGGCCACGCTCGGCGACCTGGACGACGCGCTGAGCTGTCGTCCCAAGGGTGAGTACAGCGTCCCCATCGGCGCGCTATCCAAGGCCAGCGCGGCCCTGGCCAAGTTCCGGGCCGCCGGCGGCAAAGAGCCGGCCGAACCGAAGCGGCCCCGGAAACGGGACGCGACCGACCGGGCGATCGCCGAGGCCAACCGGCAATCGGCGGAGATGAAGGCGATCGTCGAGCGTGACCCGGACAAGCGGGAGGTCTCGCTGCGGTCGATCGTGTCCAGAGCGATTTTCGGCGTCGACAACAGAGTCTGGGAGGAGTTTTTCGATCTGGGATGGATCGGAGACGCCGACCTGCTCGACGCGCTCCGGGAAATTTGGCCCGCGAACCCGGCCCGGCACGTCACGCCCGACGGCGAATACGTCATCCGGGGCGGAGACCACCCCGCCCTCTGGTTTCCCGCCTCCAAAAACTGGTCGAGCATCCTGATCCCGACCCTGGCCGACCGCGAGCTGTGCGAGGCCGTCCGTCAAGTCCTGAACCTGGCCGAAGCCGAGCCCGAATACATCGGCCCGAAAGGAGCCTCAAAGTGATCACTTTGCATATCTGCATGGCTCTCGCCGCCCTCGTCCCGCTCGGCTGCTGGCGGCCCTGGCGGCGCGATCCGCTGCCGGCCCGGCGGGCGGCCGGGCTGCTGATCTTCGCGATCATCCTGCTGATCCACGGCCACCTCGCCTATTTGCAAGAGGCGGGCTACCTGGAGCTTTGGTTGTCGTCCTGGAAAGGGGGTGGGTTGTGAGCGAATCCAAGCGCGCCGGTGGAGAAATCCACATTCAATGCGTCGGGTGCGGCGAGCTGTCTCCGGGGCTCGCCGTGGAGACGAGCTGGGCCGCGTCGTCGATCGCCGAGATGGCCCGGGAGGTCTGGCCCGACTGGCGGCAATCCCGGGTGGACGGCCGGACGGTCTACGTCTGCCCGGACTGCTCGGCCAAGGCATCGGCGTCGGGCCGGGCCGGCTTCACGCTGGTCGAGCTGCTGGTGATCGTCCTGATCGTCGGCCTGGTGGCCGCGCTGGCGATCCCGGCGGTCTTCAACTCGCTGGCCGACCGCCGGCTCACCCTCGGCGCGCAGGCCGTGCACGTCGCCCTGGTCGCCGCCCGCGACCGGGCCGCCGGCGGGGCCCTGGCCGGGGTCCGGCTGGAGCCCGATCCGGCCCTTCCGGTCCGCCGGCTGGCCGACGGCCGGATCGATCCGGACGCGGCGCTGGTTTACTCGCGGCTGATCCCCCTCGCCGACGCGGGGAGCTACCTGGAGGGCAAGGCCGCCGTCTCCAACCGGATTCCCGAAACCGACCGCTACCCGGCCGGGTTCAACCCGCCGGCGGGACCGCTCGTGTTGGAGGAGTCGTTTTGGATGCGGAGCCCCGGCGCTCCCCCGGACGGCCGGATCCGCGCGAACCCGACGAACTGGTGGTGGAACGTCCGGGTGGGGGATCGAGTGGAGTTCCGGGGGACCACGTACACGGTCGTCGGCCCCACCGTCTGGGGGAGCGACCGCAACCCGGATCTGTTCGTCAATTGGGGGGAGCCGGGGGCGGCCTCCCCTCTCGACCGGGGGGACGGGCCGCTGGAATTCCTCTACCTGGTCAACGGCCGCGACGACGACCGCGACGGGCTGACGGATGAGGGGTTCGATGGGCTCGACAACGATCTGGACGGCCTGACCGACGAGGCCGACGAATGGGAGCCTGAAACCTGGGTCGGGGTCGAGCGGAGCCCGCGCAAGATCGACCCGGCGACGGGCGCCACGGTTCCCGGGGATCTGGTCTGGGGCGAGCGGTACGCGATCCGCCGTCGGCCGGTCCCCGCGTCCACCGGCGCGGTCGAGCTGCCGGCGGGGATCGTGATCGACGCGACCGGCTGGAACCTGCCCGCGGGGGACCGGCCCCGATCCCGGCTGCCCGTCGACCCCTGGACCGGCGCGGTCGAGCTGGTGATCGACGCCCACGGTCGGGTCGAGTCCCGCGGCTTCCGGTCGACCGCCGCGGCCAGTCCGTTCGGGCCGCCCTGGCTGCATTTCTGGGTCGCGGACTTCGGGACCGTCCGCGACCAGGCCGACCCGTCGGCGAGCCGGGGGCGGCTGGTTTCGCTGCACATGGGCAACGGGTCGATCGCGGTGGGGGACGCCGATCCGGCCGACCCGGCGGGGTCGGTCCGGGCGATTCAGGACGGGGGTGGGAGATGATGGCCAATCCCCGCCCCGGCCAGATCGTCCGCGTCGGATACAGCCGGGTGATGTTGGCGAGGATTGGGACTCGCGCCTCGGTCGCGCCCCTGCAAGACGCGCTGGTCAAGGTCGTGATCGTGAGCAAGGGCAAGCCCCGCAATCACGGCGTCGAGCTGGACGGGCGGCTGTACGTCGTCCCATGCGGCAACCTGCATAAGATCGGGGGTGAGACGGGACGCGAAAGGAGCAAGGCGTGGCGATAACCGAAATTGAGATTCTCGATTACCTCAACAAGCACATGATCGGCAATTGGCCTCGCGGCGGTCACTGGAGGGCCAAAGGGGCCGCCGTGGAATTTGTTGATCGCGAGAGCGGCCAGGTCCTCACGGCAATGCCCACCAGGAAGGCGGCTTTGCTCGCGGGCGCGACCACCGGAACCGACCGCATCCTCTGCCTGTCCCTTCACCAGCCGTGGGCCTCGCTCATCGCGATCGGGGCCAAGCGCTACGAAACCCGGGGCTGGCCGACCGGCCACCGGGGGCCGCTGGCGATCCACGCGGCGAAGGTCTGGAACCGCGAGCTGGCCGTCCTCTGCGCCAAGGAGCCGTTCCGGTCGGCTCTGGAGGCGGCCGGGATCGAAATCCCGCTGGCGGAGGGCCGGTACTTCCTCGGCCGCCGGCCGCCGGTCTTCCTGCCGCTGGGGGCGGTTCTCGCCGTCGGCAACGTCGTCGATTGCGTCGACGCCTTCGCCCGCGGCCCGGCCGTCGGCGAAACCGAGCGGGCGTTCGGCGACTTCGGGCCGGGCCGCTGGGCCTGGCTGTTGGCCGACGTTCAGCCGCTGGCGGAGCCCGCGCCGCTGGTGGGCGCTCAAGGGCTGTTCCAGATCCGGCCGACGGCGGGCGGCGGGTTCGAACGGGCCGGAGGGAGGTGGGACCGATGAGCACAATCACAAACGATGAAATGAGGCTTCGCGCCCTGGCCGTCAAGGTTGAGGAGATGCGCGCGAAACAACGCGAGTTCTTCAGCCGGGACCGCAAGCCGACCACGCTCCGGGAGGCCAAGGCGCTTGAGGCCCGGGTTGACGCGATGGTCGAGCAAATCCTCGAGCGCCAACCGAGGCTGTTCTGATGCTGGCCCGCCGACTGCCCGAATCCACCGTCCTGTCCGCCGTCGCCGACGTTTGCCGGTTGCTCGGTGTCGAGATCGAGCGGCAAAACACCGGCGGCCGAACCAACGACCGGGGCCAATACGTCCCGTTCGGCCGGCCGGGGAATTCGGACCTGACCGGGATGACCGGCCCGGCCTGGGGCGAGCGGAAGGGGCTCAAGGTCGACATCGAGTGCAAGCGGGAGGGCTTCGAGCCGCGGCGTTGTTATGGCAAGGCCCGCGAGCGGTGGGAAAAGCAGCTCGACCGCCTGAGGCGCACCAACGCCAACGGCGGGTTCGGGTTCTGGGCCGACTCCCCGGAGCACGCGATGGAGGTTCTCCGGCTGCTCAAAACGGGCTATCGGGTTCGGATCGACGACGACGAGGATTCGCTCGTCTACTGGCCGGAGGATGACCCATGAGCCGCTACGCATATCTTTGGGCCGGCGGGCGGACCTGGTCGGGGATCCGTGATCTGCTCGCCGGCTGGGAGCCGCGGCGCGGCGCCAACGCGACCTTCAACGTTTACGGCGTCCGGGCCGATGGAGCGCGCGAGGTGATCGGGGGCGTGGTCTGCCGAGGCGGAGCCGTCGAGCTGGTGGACATCGAGCCGGCCTGGCCGGAAGGGGAGGAGGAAGCCGTCGATGGGAGCGATGAAGCAAATCCACCTGAAGCGGGTTCAGGGCGAGCCGCTGAGCCAGACGCTCCGGGCGTTCGCCGGGCTTGAGCCCTGGCCGCTGACCAAAGAGGAGCGGGCCGAGCTCCGGGCCGCCAAGGCGGCCGAGCGGGCGGCGCTCAAGGAGGCCGAGGCGGAGGCCAAGGCCGAGCGGGAGGCGATCCAGTGGGTCGAGTCCCGGGCCGACCTGGTCCGGGAGTTCGGCGAGCCGGGTCCGCCGCAAGGACGGACCGGCTTCTACCGCTGCAACGGCGGCGGGGAGGGAGCCTATTTTTGGGTCGGGTCCGGGCCGTTCCCGGATTACCGACCGCCGGGCCTCGCGTGGTCGCGGGCCTGGCCGCAACCGAAGCCGGCGGACGTGCCCTGGGCCGACGAGGCCCCCGTCCCGCCGCCGGAGCCGGAGCCGATTCCGGAGACGAACGACAAGCTGGTTCAGCGGGGGTTCGCATGGTGAACGAGAGGGAGCGGGACGAAGACGACTTGGCCGGCGCGTTCGGCGACTATGCATCGAGATGCTTTGACGAGTATGTCGGGAAGACGTTTGAGCAACATCCAAACCCGGCGTGGAGCGACTTGCTCGCGACGGCGTTCGCCGCGGGGGTTTTGGCCGGCTGTCGGTTTTCCGCCGAGACGAGTCGCAAAACCGAGCGGGTGGCCGAAAAGGCGCTCGCGGAGATCCACCGCAAGCTTGGGGAGGGAGGTGGAAAGTGATCAACCGAATGATCCGCCGGCGCTATGAGGAGTTCAGCGACCAGGCGTTCGGCGGAGTCGGCCCGGGCGATGGGGTGGGCGCGTTGCTTGAGGTCGCGTTCACCGCGGGGTTTCAGGCGGGGGCCGCCGAAGCCGCCGCCGGGATGATTCTCTTTCGGGACTCGACCGCCGGGGCGACGGAAGCCGCGCTGGCGCGGAACAACGCGATTCTCGACGCACTGAGCGACGACGCCTCGGATACCGTCACCGCCCCGCCGTCGATCTTCCGGCCGGACGAACACGAATAAAGGAGCCGTGATGTATTGCAAGCTGACGATCGAGGCGACGAACGAAATCGAGCTGGTCAACGGCGTGCTCTGCCGGCGGTGGGCCGGGCGGACTCCGGCCGGGGATCAGGTGGACCTTTGGGTTCACCTGATCGGATCGTCGGAGCCACGCGCCTGGGTTTACCTGAACGAATCGGGGCTGGCTCCGATGGAAGCTCCGCCCGAATTGCCCGAGGGCCGTTCGAAACCGCAACGGCCCGACGGGGGATGAGCCCGCCGGGCCGTTGGAAGCGTGCAAGGGAGACGACCGCGACGCCGCGGTGGTCTCCTAATCGACCGACTTGGGCCGCCGACTTGACCCCGCGTCCATGCGGAAAAGCCGAGGCGGCGGCCCCGGTCATTCGGGCCGGGGGGGCCACTCCCCTGCCCCATCTTGCCCGATCGGGACGGCAACCCGACCGGGAAGGTTTACCCAAGCGGACCAACGAACCCACGGAGAATAGCATGGACGGATTGACGCGCGAAGAGGTCAGGATCAGCCGGGCCGAGTATTTGGGCCTGGTCCGGGACCGGGAGATTCTCGACATCCTGGAGGCCGCCCACGCGGCCCGGCCCGAATGTCCGGGCTCGCTGAAGGCCCGGATCGGCGGGATGCTCGACGCGGGATTCACGCCCGCCTCTATCCTGGGGATGGAGGCGGTGGCCCGGACCCGTCGAGAGGCGATGAAGGCGGCCCTTCGGACGGCGGCTCCCCGGGCTGCCGGCCTGGTCGGTTAGCGACGTACCAGCCTTTCAGCGCTGGGGTTAGGGCTTCGCTCACAAAGTCGCTTTCGGTCATTTCCAGCCAACCCGCCACGGCGGCCAGTAGCTTCGCCTGCTCGGCCGGCAGATGGATGGTCTTGCGGCAACGCCCAGGCGCTTCGGCGCCTTGGCGTTTTTTTGTTTTACGCGCCGACATGTTCACACTCCCTTGCGCTTCTCCGGGCTCCCGCCCGTATGCCCGGTTTATCGGTACTCCGGGGTGATTCCGTCCAGCCGCGTTTCGGCGCCCGCGCAAGACGCGCCCCGGTTCGTTGCGCGAGACGCTGGGAACACTTCGGCCCCGAACTGTTCCTTGGCCGCCCCGCCCCGCGGGGGAGGGGTGGGGTTCAGGTTTTGCGGGCCGTCCGCCGGCGGTTCTGGACCAGCCGGAGGCCGAGGGCCTCGGCCAGGGCGGCGGCCGTTTCGAGCGAAATCGACCGCTCCCCGGAGGCATACCGGCACACCGCCGACCGGGGGACGTTCGCGGCGGCGGCGATCGCGTACAGGCTCCGCTTGTCGGCGGCCAGGGCGGCGCGGAGCTGGTCGGAAATCAGGTCTTTGGACACGGGCTGAGACTCCCAAGGATTCGTCGGATCGTCGTGAGCGGGACGGTCCCGCCCCCGTTTTTGCCCCGATACCCCAGCGCGGCCAGCTCGCGGGCGATTGACCGGAGGGAGCTCCCCTCGGCCCGGAGCCGGCGGACGGTTTCGGCCAGGCCGGCGTCGGCCGGGTCGGGTTCCAAGTGAACGCCGTCGGCCGCCAATCGGAACCCGTAGGGGATTTGACCGATCCTCTCCCCCGCCGCGCGCTTCGAGTTCAGGGCCTCGCGGGTCCGCTCCCGGAGGCGAAGCCGCTCGTTCTCGCCGACGGCGTCGAGAATCCGACGGGTGAAGATGTCCCCGGAGGAATCCGAGGCCGTTCCCTCTCCCTGGGTCGAGACGACCCGCGCCCCGCGCGCCGCGACGGCCCGTTCGATCACGGCGTTGTCATAGGGATCCGCCCGGAAGATTCGGTCCCGTCTGAGGATGACGATCCTGTCGCCTTTGCCGAGGCCCTCGATCGCCTTGACCAACCCCGGCCGGGCCGCGAGCGGGACGCCGCCGGAGATTCCCTCCTCTCGGATAACCGCCATAACCGGCCACCCTTGGGCCTCGGCGAACCGGCGGCAAACCTCCTCTTGCGCGCGGAGGCTGACCCCGTGCTCGACCTGTTCGTCGGTCGAGACGCGGACGTAGATCACGGCGGATTCGGACACGGCTCGAAACCTCTCTTTGACCGGACGGACGTGAAAAAGCGTTGCCCACTGGCGACGGGCGGGGCCGTCGCCGGCTGGCTACGCTCCGGGGAGCGGCGGACGGGCGGTTCGTCGCCGGCTGGCAACGCAATTCGGGAGGTGGTTTGGGGGCGGGATCGGGGCGCGCGCCGCGCCGACCGGCGCGGCGCGCTTTCCCTACCTAGTAATGCCACATCTTTGTCGATTCGGTGGACACGCATGGTAAGATGGGTTGTACGTTGTTAGGCGACTTTGACGCACACCCCGCGAGTCACCCCGATGGTCAACGCCGACCGCCCCGCGCGTCGTTCCGCGCGTTCTTCCGCGCCCCGTTTGCGCGTCGTCCGCCCCGACGAGCCCCCGTCCGCCTGGCCGCCCCGGGCCGATCCGAACCGGCCCAAACCGCTCCCCCGCTGGCGCCGGGGCTTCACCGTCCGGTTTCCGGGGTCGGTCGATCCGATCGAGTACCGGCTGAGCCGGGACCGGCCCGATTGCCCCGCCGTGTTCGATCCCGACTTCGGGCTTTGGCTGTCTCTACGGGTGGGGGAGCCGGCCGCGTAAGGTCGGAAATTTTTCCGACCTTAAACCGCGCCGGGCCCCGGCCGCGAAGCGGTTTCCCCGGCCCGGCGGCCCGCCCGGCCGGGGCGGGATCGGGAAAGATGTGGCATTACTGACTAGGACGCGCGCGAAGCGCGACCGAGGGGACACAAGCGCAAGGGGGGACTTATGGGTTGGATCACCACGGCGCTCGCCGTTTGGAGCGCCGCGAAGAAATTGGGGCCGTTGGCCAAAGACCTGTGGCCGCTCTTGACCGCCATTGTCGCGGTCATCGCCAACCACCTGGCCGGCGGGCCGTTGCCGCTCTCGCCCACCGACTCGGCCGGGGCCGTCGCCGCCGGGGCCGCCGTGTCCTATCACCTGCGGGTCGCGCGGCGGCTCAAGTCGCTGCTCCACCCGCGCCGGGCCTGATCCCGTGGCCGCCGACCGGCCGGAGCGGCTGCGCGGCGCCGCGCTGATGGCCAGCGATTACGAGTGGCTGCGCGAGTTCGAATCCGGCTCGACCGCGGCGGAGATCGCCCGGAAACACCGCACGACCGCCCGGCACGTCGAGCGGCGGCTCAAGGCCGCCCGCGAGGCCGAGGCCGCCGCGCGCTACGAGGCCGACGTTCCGCCCTGGCTGGCGTGGATCACGCCGCTGTTTCCGATCGCGCCGTTCACGCCGCAATCGACGTGCGCGCACAAGGGGCCGATCCCGGCCGGGTCGCGCCTGTACTGCCCGGTCGACGGCTGCCACCAGTCCGGGTTCGACGGCCATCCGTACTTGAAGCGCGACCCCCGAACCGACCCCAAGCCCGAGCCACGGCCCCCCGCCGGAGCCGCTCCGAAGACCGCCGCGAAGACGCGCCGGGAACGTCGAGCCGCCCGGCGGGGGGCCGCCTAAATCCCGCCCGCTTCGGGCTTTTGGAGGCCGCCGCCGGCCCTCGCAGGGTCGCCCCCGACCGGCCGGCGACGGCGGCGGCGGCCTCCAAACTCCCGAAGCACGCCCCTTGGCGGGGGCGCGCCATGGACCGCCCCCGCCACCCCTCCATACCCTCGCGACCGGGCGCGGCGGGTCGGCCTTCGGGTCGGCCCGCCGGCCGGTTGCTTTGGAGTCCGCATGGACAAGCGCCATTATCTTCGGCAGTTCTTCGCCTACGAGCATCTCCCCGATCATCTTCGGGTGATAAGCCAGCCGTTCGGCGAGCTGGCCCGGGAGATCGACCTGACGCTCCCGGACAACCCGGAGAAGACGACCGCCCTCCGCAAGCTGCTGGAGGCCAAGGATTGCGCCGTCCGGGCGGTGCTTTTCAAGTAACCGCCTCTATCCCCCCACACTCCCCGTGACGCGCGGGGCCGGTCGGTTTCCTCGGAGACCGGCCGGCCCGTAAGTCGCGCGCCCGCCGGAAAGGCCCGACCGTGCCCGATCCGACCGACATCCCGGTACCGCCCGGCGAATACGCGATCCCCGGCCTCGGCCGGCTGTTGGTGATCGAGGGGCCCGCGCGGCTCAAGGCGCCCGCCGGCCCGATCGACCTGGCGAGCCTGCTGGCCGGCCCGTCCGCCCCGGCCCCGCCGGCCGGTCCCGAACCGGCCGAGCCGAAGCGGTCGCCCTGGATCACGGCCCTGCTGGCGATTCTGGCCCTGCTGGCGGGGACGCAACTCCCGGCCTGGTCGCCCGACGCGCCGCCCGCGCCCGCCCCCGTCGCCCCGGTCGAGCCCGTCAAACCCGCCCCCAAACCGCCCGAACCGGCCCGTCCCGATTGGTTGCCCGAGCCCGAGGGCAAGGCGCCAACGGCGGCGCCGGTTCCGGCCGTTCAGCCGGCGGCTCAAGCGCCGCCGGTCGAGCCGGTCCAGTACGTACAGCAGCCCGAGCCGGTGTACTACTACATCCCCGCGGGGGCCCCGTGCCCGCCCGGGTACCGCCCCGTCCGCTGATCCTCCCGCCCGCGCCCGGCCCGCCGTTTCGGGGCTTCACTTCCTCCCCCGGGGCGGCCGGGCCGAGCTGGGCCGCCGAACCGACCGCCCGAACCGCCGGAGCCGACCGATCATGCAAAATCCCCTCTATGCGACCACCGGAGCCGCCGGCGGGTTTTCGCTGACCGCGCTCCTGGAGTGGGCCCGCAACCCCTCGACCGTCGGCGCGATCGTAACGCTCGGCTCGGCTCTGTCGACCGCCCTCGGCTGGTACCTGGCCCGCCGCGCGGAGATCGCTCGCGCGAACCTGGAAACAGAGAAGGAGCGGCGGGCGATGGAGCGCGAGCAAAAGTTTCTCGACGCGATCGCCGGCCAGGCCGTTCTGGCCGCGCGGAGCCGGCCGCCCCGGATCCATGAGACCAAGGCATGAGCCGCACTGGCCCACCCCGCCGGCCCGTCCCCGTCCCCGTCCCGCCCGCGAGGCTGGCCCCGGTCGTCCGGGGGTTGGTCACGCTGTGCGCGCTGCCCTTCGCGGCGCTTCTCCTGCTGATCGTGTTCCCGCTTTTCGTGGCCGGTCGCGCGACGGTCCTGGCGATCGGCGTGTTTGAGCGGTGCCTGCCCGACCCGCCACCGCCGACTCCGCACGATCCTCTGACCCGGCATCCCGTCATCCGGCCGAGCCCGAATCATGACCGTCGATCCGACGATTCCGACGCCTGAAAAAGACTGGCGGGTCCGGTTTCTGGACGCCCTGGCCGAGACCGCCAACGTCACCGCCTCGGCCGCGATCGCCGGGATCCACCGGGACACCGCCTACGACCACCGCAACCGAGACGAGGAGTTCCGGGCCGCCTGGGAGTCCGCCCTCGACCAGGCCGTCGACGCCCTGGAGGCGGAGGCCCGTCGGCGGGCGCTGGACGGGACCCGGAAGCCGGTTTTCTACAGGGGGAAACGGGCCGGATTCGTTCGCGAGTATTCCGATACGTTGATGATCTTCCTCTTGAAGGCCCATCGACCGAACAAGTTCCGCGAACGGGTCTCCACGGAGCACTCCGGCGAAGTGAAGGTTGTCGTCGAGTATGCAGACGGAGATCCGCCTCACGCTGCCGAGGCCGCACCGGGGCCAGACTGAGGTTCTCCGGTCGACGGCCCGATACCGGATCCACGCCTGCGGCCGGCGGTGGGGCAAGACGACGATCGGAGTCAACCGCCTGGTCGAGCCCGCCCTGGCCGGGTTCCCGGCCGCCTGGTTCGCCCCGAACTATAAGTACCTGCTGGCCGCCTGGGAGGATTTCCGCCGGATCCTGAAGCCGGTCACCACCAGCTCGAATTCGACCGACCGTCAGATCCACCTGGTCGGCGGCGGCCGGATCGACTTCTGGACCCTCGACGACCACGACGCCGGCCGGTCCCGAAAGTACAAGCGGGTCGGGGTCGACGAAGCCGCCAAGGCCCGCCATCTCGAGGTCGCGTGGCAACAGGCGATCCGGCCGACCCTGGCCGACTTCAAGGGGGACGCCGACTTCTACTCCACCCCGAAAGGCCGGGACTTCTTTTGGAAGCTCTGGACCCGGGGGGCCGACCCGCTTCAGCCCGATTACCAGTCCTGGCAACTGCCGACGGTCCAGAACCCCTGGATCGACCCGGCCGAGATCGAACAGGCCCGCCGGGAGCTGCCCGAACGGGTCTTTCAGCAAGAGTTCCTGGCCTGGTTCCTGGAGGACGCCGGCGGCGTGTTTCGCTGCGTTACCGACGCGATCGACCGGGGCCGGACGGTCCCGGAGCCGGCCCGGAACGTCGGCGCGTACGCGCTGGGCGTCGACCTGGCCCGGCTGGAGGACTTCACGGTCCTGTGCGTGGTCGACAACACCGGCCGGCAGGTCTATTTCGAGCGGTTCAACCAGATTTCATGGGAACGGCAAATCGCCGCCATCCGGGCCGTTGCCGAGCGGTACCGGGCCACTGTGTTCGTCGACTCCACCGGAGTCGGAGACCCGATCTTCGAACGCCTCCGGGACGCGGGCCTCCGGGTCGAGCCCTACGTCTTCACCGCCGCGTCGAAGGGGCCGTTGATTGACGGGCTCGCGATGGCGCTGGAGCGCGGCGCCCTGAGACTGATGGACATCCCGGAGCAAGAGGCGGAGCTGGTGGCTTACGAGTACGTCATGACCAAGGCGCGCAACTGGCGCACGTCGGCCCCCGAGGGGATGCACGATGACTGCGTGATGGCCCTGGCCCTGGCGGTTTACGGGTCGAGCGAAGTGAAATCGTTCCGGGGGATCTGGTGATGGGGCCGACCGAAGCGGATTTGATCGCCGACGGCTGGTTCGAAGCCGAGCCGAAACACGAGCGGCTCAGGAAGGTCATCCGGTCCCGACGGCCGCCGCCTCCGCCGCCCCCGCCACGGCCATTGTTGCCCAACGGCCATTGGCCCCGCGAACTGTTTTGCCGCTGCGGTCCCGAACCCGACCGCCGGCCCGACGGCCAGGCGGTCTCCGGCCGCTTCCGTCCGTCCGCCTGACCGTCCGTCCGACCGTCACACCGGAGCCGATCCGTGTTCATTCTCCCCGCGTATCGCCGAATCGGTCTGGTCGCGCATGACAGCCCGATGAAAAACGGCGTCGATTTCTACCTCGCCGAGCGCTCGCCCGACGACGCCGGCCTTGCGGCCGTTGCGGCCCCGGTCGAGCTGCGGGCGATCGACCCCGGGGGGCCGCCGCCGGAGGGGCCGACGTTCTCGCTGCACCGGGAGCACGTTCAGGCTCTGGTCGACCGGCTCTGGTCGCTCGGGTTCCGGCCGTCCGAGGGGACCGGGTCGGTCGGGGCGCTCGCGCAAGCCGAGGCCCATATCAAGAGTCTGAAGGCGACCAACGAATCGCTGCTGGCGCTTCTCAAGACCCGCCCGTCCGCCTGACCGGAACCGATCATGCCAAGCCCCCGCAACTCCTTTTCCGCCGTCGCGTCGTCCCTCCGGGGGGCGTTCGCGCGCCTGACCGGCGGCGTCTGGCCCGGCATGGGCGGGACCGGCTGGGGCCGGGTCCGGCTGCTGTTTCCCGGCGCCCGGTTCGACTGGGAGCGGGAGGCCGGCGACCCGTGGGCCAACTCCGTCGTCGCGCTGGGCCTGGCCTGGATCGGCGATCGGGTGGCCCGGCCCCGGCTGGTCGTCTCCCGGGTCGGCCGGGGCGGCAACCTGGTCGAGCTCCCCCGGCACGGCATTCTCGACCTGTGGAACCGGCCGAACCCGTACTACGGCCGCCGGACGTTGGAGAAAGCGATTGCGCTCTCGCTGAAGGTCGACGGCAACGCCTACCTGCACAAGGTCCGCGACAACGGCGGCCGGGTCTGCCAGCTCTGGTGGATCCCGCACTACCGCGTCGAGCCGACCTGGCCGGCGGACCGATCGGAGTTCATCGACGGCTACCGGATCACGGTCGACGGCTTCCACCACTACGTCGACCGCTCGGAAATCATCCACATCCGGGACGGGATCGACCCCCGCAACGAACGGCTGGGGATGGCCGCCCTCAAGGCCAACCTCCGCGAAGTTTGCACGATCAATTACGAGTCCACCTACACGGCCGCCCTGTTGAAGAACAGCGGCGTGCCGTCGGTGGCGATCGTGCCCGACGGCGACGAGCGCGGGCCGGCGGACCAGGCTCAGGCCGACCGGATGGCCGATCGGTGGATGGACACCGTCTCCGGCGACGACGCGGGCCGACCGGCCGTGTTCGCCGGCCGGTACAAGGTCGTCGAGGTCGGGTTTAGCCCGGACAAGCTGGTGCTGGACAAGCTGCCCCAGGCCGCCCAGGCCCGGCTGGCCGCGTCCGTCGGCACGGCCGCCATGTCGCTCGGCCTGTCCGACCCGAACAAGACCTACGCCAACCTGGCCGAGGCCAACCGCACGAGCTGGGGGACGATCGTGGCCGTGCAGGAACTGACCGCCGAGGCCGTCCGCGACGGCCTGGCCGGCGAGTCGATCCAGGTGGGCGGCCGGGTCACCCCGCCGTCGGACCCGCTCGACCTGGTCGTCGCCTACGATTATTCGCACGTCCAGGAGCTGCAAGAGTCGCTCGACTCGCTGCACGCGCGGACCCGCGAGGACTTCAAGGCCGACCTGATCACCCGCAATGAGGCCCGAGAGCAACTCGGCTACGACGCCGATGACGGCTCCGGCGACGTGTACTTCTCCGAGATCCAGGCCGCCGCCGGGCCGACCGATCCCGGCGTCGACGACGACGAACCGACCGAACCGACCGAAACCGAATCCGAAACCGACGGGGCGAAGGCGTGGCGGTACTGACCGACAAGGGCCGCCGACGGCGTCGGCTCCGGGGCGAGGCCAACACTTTTAAACTGCCGACCGGCGAGCCGCTCCGCCGTGAGCTGGTGAAGGCGTTCCGCCGCCAGCGCTCCGTCGTGCTGGAGTTCCTCCGGACGGGCCGGAAACAGGACCGGCCGGGGCTCCCGGACGCCTGGCCGCCCTTGGACGACTTCGGCGGCGGCGCGCTGCCGATGGCCCAACGGATGACGCCGCTACTGAAGCTGACCTGGTCCAAGGCCGCGGCGAAGTTCGCCCCCCGGGTCGGCCTCGACCCCGACGAATGGTCGGTCGTCAACCCCCACACCGCCGCGGTGATCGAAGCGGCGGCCCTGACGTTTTGCGAGCGGACGAACGCAACCACCAGCCTGGCGCTCGACCAGGCCCTCAAGAAAACGCGGGAGGAACTTCACGCCGGCGTCGTCGAACAAGGCGAGTCGCTGGAGAAGCTGACCAAGCGGGTCGGCCGGATCTTCGACGGGGCCGAGACCTGGCGGGCCCGGCGGATCGCCCAATCGGAGACCAGCCGGGCCGTCCACGCGGCCCAGGAACAGGCCGCCGTCCAGTCCGGAGTCGTCCGGGGCTGGGAGTGGCTCCTTTCGTCCGACGCCTGCCCGGAGTGCCTGGCGGTCGCCGAGAAGGCCCGATTCGTCAAGCTCGGCCAGCCGTTCGCGGTTACGAGCCCCGATCCCGTTTACGGGGCGGTGAAGTTCCCCCCGCTGCACCCGCACTGCGCGTGTTCCGTGCTCGAAGTCCTGGACACGGACCCGGAACCGGCCTGGTCCCAAACCCTGACCGGGTCGGATCTGAAACCGACCGAGCCGAAGCCGGCCGAACCGGACCCGAAACCAGACCCGAAACCAGCCCCGAAGCCGAAGCGTCCCAAGCCGACCCCGGCCCCGCGGAAGCGGAAGCCGAAACCCTACGCTCCGGGAGTCGTCGAGCCCGCCGAACAGGTCGTGACCCTGGCCGGAACGCCGGAGGACGTGGAGAAGGCCGCCGACACCGCCTTGAAGGCGATGGCGACCCTGCACGGGATGCCGGCGGAGATGGGGCTGAACCGGCTGAAGGTCCGGGATTACCGGCCCGAGGTCGACGACCGGCGGTTCAAGGGCAAGGGGTTCGTCTTTGGGTTCTACAGCTCTCGGGAGGATCTCGTCACGACCCGGACCGAGGTCGCCTTCGCCGGCCACACGCTGGCCCACGAATTCGGCCACTGGATCGACGCCACGATCAGCCGGCGGGCGAAGCGCGAGGTGTTCGACGGCGTGAATCCCGACCTGGCGCAGTTCGACGCGGCCGTCCGCAAGTCGAAAACCGTCGCCTGGATCGAGGATCGCCTCGACAAGTGGCGCGAAAAGCTGAAGCGGCTGCTAAAGGAGAAGGCCCGGCTGGAGGAGGCCGGGAAGGGAGACGAAGACTTTTGGAAAGAGTACAATAAACGGATCGAACTCGCCAAAGACGCGGTCGAGTACGCCGAATACCTTTTGTCGCCCGAGGAATTGTGGGCGCGGGCTTATTCGTTCTGGGTCTGCCGGGACGGCGGTTCCGCGGCCCTGAAGAAAGACCTGGCCGACAAGAGGACGCGCGAGGGGGAGAACAGCCCCCACCACTGGACCGCCGAGGACTTCAAGCCGGTCGAGGCCGAGATCAAGGCGGTTTTCGACAAGCTCGGCTGGACGCGGAGAACGCCACCCATGACCGACCGCGACAAGCACATCGACCTGGACCGCAAGGCCGACGACGACAAGCGGATGGAGGCCGTCCGCAAGCTGGAGCGCGAGTTCCGCGGAGCCCCCGGCCGGGGCGAAATCAGCGACATCATCCGCGACCGCCCTCGCGTCGACCGCCGAACCCTGCAAGAAATCGCCGACGGCGTGGCCCCGTACTACGACTGACCGCCCGCCCGCCCGCCCGCCCGACCCCGTCTCATCCGGCCGTCCGGCCGTCCCCACCCGAGGCTCCCCGCCATGCCCGCTCCGGCCACCGCGCCGCCCGCCGTCGCCGACGGCCGGGCCGATCCCGCCGCGCTCCGCCACAAGACGTTCGACTTCCGCTTCAAGGCCGACGACGACGCGCCCGACGGCTCGTTCGAGCTGTACGCCGCGGTGTTCGGCAACGTCGACCGCCACCGCGACATCATCGACCCCGGGGCGTTCGCCAACCTCGCCGAATTCGTCGCCGACGGCTGCGGCCTGGTCAACCACCGCGGGGACCAGCTCCCCGTCGCCTGGATCGACTCGGCCACGCAGGACGGGACCGGCCTGAAGATCGCCGGCCGGTTTCACTCGACCCCGGAGGCCCAGGCCTGCCGCACCGTCGTCCGCGAGCGGATGGCCGCCGGCAAGAGCGTCAAATGCTCGATCGGCTACCGGGTCGCCGATTACGCGCTTGAGCAAATCGACGGCCGGCAGATTTGCCGGCTCAAAAAGCTGGACATTTTTGAATTCTCGTTCGTCAACGTGCCGGCGAACCCCCGGGCCGGCGTCTCGTCGGTCAAGTCCGCCGCGGCCCCCACCGAGGCCCCCATGTCCGAACCGCAAAAAACCTCGCTGATCGAGGCCGTCAAGGAGTGGCTCGGCCTCTCGACCAAGTCCGGCCGGGCGATGTCCCGGGCCAACTTCGCCGGCCTGAAGACCTTCGCCGACGCTCTCGACGAGCACGGCAAGTCATCCGGCGCGCACGTCAAATCGCTGGGCGAGCTGTCCAAGGCCCTGAAGGCCCACGGCGAGGCGACCACCGCCCTGGCCGGCGAGATGCGCAAGTACCTGAACAAGTTCGACCCCGACGCCGAGGACGAACCCGAGACCGAACCCGACGACGACCAGGGTGAAGACGAAGACGAGACCAGCCGCAAGCGGCTCTCGCTCCGCCGCCGGTCCGCCCTTCCGCCCGTCTGACCGCCCGCCCCGTCCGTCCGAATCCCGACCGATCATCCCCGGCGCCGACGTTTCGGCGTCCGGCCGATTCCGCGCGCCCACCGAACCCCCCGAGAGGCCCCACATCATGGCCGCCGTTCACACCACGACCCAAAACGACGAGAAGTTGACCACCCTCCGCCAGAAGTGGGAGGAGAAGGCCAAGGCCGCCGACGCGATCCTTGACGACCCCAAGTCGAGCGGCGAGCTGCTCACGAAGGCCGAGAAGCTCTACAACGAGCGCGACGAGATCGGCAAGGAGATCGAGGCCCGCCAGGCCGAGCTGGAGCGGGCCAACGCCCTCCGGGGCCGCAAGGCGGCCGGCGAGAAGTGGCTGAACAGCCCCGCCGCCGGCCCGCCGCCGGGCGCCGGGTCGTTCAGCTACAAGGGCGCGGAGGCGGCCGGCCACGTCACGTTCGGCCGGGACGCCGACGGCCGGGCCAGCGTGCTCGACGAGGCCGGGCCGGGCACCTTCGGCGCGAAGCGGTGGGAGCTCCTCAACTCGTTTGAGTACAAGCTCGCCTTCGCGCAGTACCTCCGCAAGGGTGCCCGCCAGATCGACCTGTCCACCAAAACCTTGATGGAGGCGATCGACGACCAGGGCGGCGTCTTCGCCCCCGCCGAGCTGATTAACCGCATCATCGGCCGCGAGCCCGCGCCGACCCAGCTCCGGGGCCTGGTCCAGAACCTGACGACCGGCCGCGACACGCTGATCATGCCGCGGAAGCAGTACAGCGCGGACGACAAGTACACCACCGCCTTCCGGCCGACCAAAACCGGCGAGATCCCGTCCGACGGCACTGGAGCGATGCACGGCGTCGACGACACGAAGCTGCTCGGCAACGTCGAAATCCCCGTCCACACGTTCATGCTTTCGGCGCCCGTCACGAAGAACCTGGTCGAGGACAGCGCGTTTCCGATCCAGGCGTGGCTGGAGTCCGAGTTGAACCAGGTGATCGACCTGCTCTATGAGGACATGATCCTCAACGGGAGCGGGATCGGCGAGCCGACCGGCATCCTGTTCGGGGCGAACGTCGCCAACGACGGGACCGACCCGCTGAAGCCCGAGGTGATCAAGTCCGGCTCGGCCGGGTCGATCACGGTCGACTCGCTCGACGATCTGCAAACCGCCCTTCCGCCCCAATACGAGAGCGCCAACACGGCGTGGGTGACCAACAAGAAGAGCGGGTACCGGGCGATCCGCAAGCTCCGCGACGACCAGAAGCGGCCGCTGTTCTCGGCCGGAACCGGGGACCAGGGCATCGCCTCCGCCCGCGGGCGCGTCCTTTACGGCGACCCGATCGTTCTCTCCGCCTTCATGCCCAACGTCTCGGCCGGCTCGTTCCCGCTGATCTACGGCGACCTCCGGGGCTTCTACTTGGTCAACCGGATCGGCTTCTCGATCCAGGTCCTGGACCAGACTCGCGCCAAGGCGAACCAGATCGAGCTGGTGGGCCGGGTCCGGTTCGGCGGCAAGACGGTCGAGCCGTTCCGCCTGAAGATCCTGGCCGCCGCCGCCTAAGCGTCCGGCCGACCGACCGAATCCCGACTTCGCCCGTTCATCCATTCCATTCGAGGCTCTTCATGTTTCATCACAACATCACGCGGACGCTCGGCGCGGACATCGCCGTCGAGCCGGCCGCCGCCGGGCAAACCGCCGTCAACGGCAAGACGATCGACGCGGCCGGGTTCGAGTCGGTCGCGTTCCTGGTCAGCTTCGGCGCGATCACGGCCGGGGCGGTCACCGGGATCAAGATCCAGGCCGGCGACGAGTCCGACGGCTCGGATATGGCCGACATCGCCGGCTCCGCCGTCTCCGTGCCCGACTCGGCGTCCAACAAGGGCGTCTGGTCGGCCGAGATCCACCGGCCGACCAAGCGGTTCCTGCGGGCCGTGGTCACCCGGGGGACCGCCAACGCGGTTGTCAACGGCGGCTTCGCTCTGCTCGGCCGGGCCGGCGTCCAGCCGCCCGACGCGGGCGCCAACATGGTCGACGCCGTCCCGCCGGTTCTCGTCTCGGTCCCGTAAGCGGGACCAGGCCGACCGACCGACCGATCGACCGACCGACCAAACCGAGGCTGATCCGTGCCCGAAATCTACGTTACCGAGGATGAGGCCGCCGCCGCCTGGCCGGGGCTCTTGAAGCTCCCGGAGAGCGAGCGGACGGCCCTCATCGCCGACGCCAGCGCGGCCGTCCGCGACCACTGCCGGCGCGACCTGGCCCGGGCCGTCCGAACCGAGATCCTCGACGGCCGGAACCGGCCCCGGGTCTGGCTGTCCGTCCGGCCCGTCGCCGAGGTCCTGGCCGTCTCGATCAACGGCGAGGCCCTGGACAACGCCGACGGCGAGGCGTGGACGGTCGACGCCGGCACCGGCGAGCTGCTCCGCGGGCCCGGCCGGGGCGATCCCTGGTTCGCGCCCGCGTTCCCGACCGGCAAGGGAAACGTCGTCGTCGAATACGACGGCGGCTTCGACCCGATCCCCGGCCCGGTCAAGCGGGCCACGATCCTGACCCTCCGGCGGTTCGCCGAGGCCGCCCGGGCCTCCGGCGTCTACCGATCCGAATCCATCGGCGATTATTCCTATACGCTGGCCGACGACGCCCGGAGCCCGATTTCCGACTTCGTGGCCAACATGCTGGCCCCCTACGTCGCGGGGGGCCTGGGATGATCGAGGATTTCCTCACCCAATCGGCGACGATCAGCGTCGAGGCCTCGACCGGGTCCGTCCCGCCGCAAACGGCGCTTGGAGGGGCCAACCGCTCCGGGGCCTGGCCCGTCGTCGCCGACGGCGTTCCCTGCCTGGTCCGGCCCCGGTCCAGTTTCCTGGCCGCCCACGGACTGGCCCGCGACAACGCCCGCCGCAACGTCGAGACGGCCACGATCTACTTCGCCGCCGATCCGCTGGCCGACTCCGGCGGGATCACCACCCGCCACCGGATCACGGTCGACGGGACCGTTCACGCCATTCAGGGCGTGATCAACGTCAACTCACTTGATCGACTGTTTCAGGTCGATTGCGAGAGGATTCGCGCGTGAGCGTCGAGTGGAACGGCGACGGGGCGGAGAAGCATGTCCGGAGCAAGGCCGCCCGCGCGCTCTCGCGCGCGGCGATCACGATCCGCAAGCGGGCGGCCGAGCTGCTGTCGGTCCCCGGGACCGGCCGCGAAAAAGGCAAGCAAATCGGCCCCGTCGTTCGGTCCAAGCCCGGCGAGCCGCCCCACAAGCAAACCGGACGGCTCCGCGCGTCGGTCGCTTACGAAGTCGACGACGCCAGCTTGACGGCCCGGGTGGGAACCAACGTCGAATACGGCAAGCATCTTGAGCTGGGAACCAAGCGGGGGCTCAAGCCCCGGCCCTGGCTCCGGCGGGCGGCGCTTGAGGTCCGGGGCAAGGTCGGCCAACTGTTGATCGGCTCCAACGACTGAGGACGACGCGACCGTGTTCAACGCGCCCTGGGCCTTCAATTCCCCGCTCGGCTTCAACGCGCCGCCCCCGTCCGGCCCCGAACCGCCGGAGCCGGTCCTGTACGACGGCGGGTCGGTGCTGGAGGCCCTGTCCGCCTGGTGGGCCGATCAGACCGATCTTCGGGCCTTGGTTTCCGACGGGCTCGTCTGGCACGCGGAGGCCCCGGAGACGACGGCGGAGCCCTACGCGACCTACCTCCTGGCCGCCGAGACCGAGCGCGACGGCCGCACGACCGACGGCGCGATCCTCGACTCGCTGGTTCAGATTTCGATCCACGCCGAGACCGACGCCCAGGCCGTCGCCATCCGCAAGGCCGTCCGCAAGGCCGTCCTCAACGCCCGGCTGTCCGTCGACGGCGAGCCCGTCCAGCACGTCCTGCCCGGCGGCCAAACCACCGGCCTCGGCGAGGGGCTCGGCCTGGGCGGCCGGGACTGCTGGGTCGCGACCTTCGACCTGGAAATTGCCCACTCGATCGACTCCGACTCCGAATAACGCCCGCCTCATTCCGCCCCGCCTCCCTCTGGAGCAACCCCCATGTCCAGCAACTATTCCGGCGTCGACGGCGTCGTCGAAGTCGGAACCCAAGACGCCGAGGTTTCCGGCTGGTCGGCCGACGTTTCGGTCAACACTTACGACTCGACCACCACGGCCGATTCCGGCTGGGACGACACCTCCCCCGCGACCAAACGGGTCGAGGGCTCGTTTGATTTCCTCTGGAGCAAAACCACGCCGCCGACGGGCGCCACCCTCGGCCTGGCCGTCGGCTCCGCCGTGACGCTCCACCTCTACGTCAACAAAACGGCGTCCGTCGAACTGACCGGGTCGGCCCTGATCACCAAGCTGTCGATCAAGAGCGCCGTTAAAGACGGGGTCAAAGTCACCGCGTCGTTCGTCGGCAAGGGCGTCTGGACGCTGCCCGCCGATCCCACCCCCTGATCCGCCGCCCGCCCGTCCGCCCGACCGTCCCCGATCCGTCTCGTCCCAACCCCGCCCGCGAGCCCCGCCGATGCACCCCGAACTCACGCTCGACCAACTGACCGACGCGCCGCAGTTGACCGTCTCGATCGGCGGCCGGTTTTACCAGTTCAGCGAGCTGCCGCTCGACGCGCTGGGCCGGCTCCAAGCCTGGATCAAACAGGCCGTCCCCAACCCGATCGACGCCGTGAAGCCGCATCTGGCCGGGCTCAACCCGGAGGACCGCCGGGCGCTCCTGGACCGGGCCTACGACGACGCGCTGAGCTGGCCGCCGATCCTGGGGACCGCCGCCGGGGCGAAGGCCCTGCTATCCGGCGAGCCGGGGCAGACCGAGGCGTTTTGCGAGGGCCTGAGCATCCACCAGCCCCAAATCTCCCGGGCCGAGGCCGTCCGGCTGTACAAGACGCTCCTCCGGGACGCGGCCCGCGACCGTTCGGCCGCCCGAACCGCCGCCCGGATCTTCGCGGTCCTCTTCGGCGCGCCCGACCCGGAACGGGCGGGCGGGTCCGGAACCGGACTCCCAAAAGACCCGGCGGCCGGGCCGACGGCTGCCCCTGGCCGCTGATCGTCCGCGCCGCCGAGCAACGGCTCCGCATGCGGAAGTGGGAGTGGGGCCGCTACACGCTCTCGCAACTCTTGAACGCGCTGGACCGATCCGACCCGACCGACCCCCACGCCGGCGGGATTCCGATCCAAAGCCTCGACGACCTTCACGACCTTTACGGCGAGTAGACCGTGGCCTTTAAGCTCGCATCGCTATTTGTTGAATTGACGGCCAAGGACGCCAGCGTCAAGCAAGAGCTGGCGGGAGTCCGCGGCGAGCTGTCCCGGCTCGACGTGGCCGTGGCCGCGACGGTCGGCAACCTGGCCTCCGGGCTGATCCAGTCGGCCGCGTCGGCGATCTACGGGTTCTTCCAGACCGGGATCTCCGGCGCCGTCGACCTGGCCGAAACCACCAGCAAGGTGGAGGCGATCTTCGGCGACACCGCCGGCGTGATCCTCGACCAGGCCGACGCGATGGCCGACCGATTCGGCACGGTCAAACAGGTCTACCTGGACGCCGCGTCCAGCTTCGGGGCCAGCTTCAAGGCCGCCGGGGTGGCCGCCGGCGAGGCCGCCGAGATCGGCAACCGGCTGGCCAAGCTCGGCATGGACATGGCGTCGTTTGGGAACGCCTCCGACGCCGAGGTCTTCACCGCGCTGAACGCCGCGCTCCGGGGCGAGTTCGACCCGCTGGAGCGGTTCAACGTGATGATCAACGCCGCGGCCGTGGAACAAGAGGCGCTCCGGCTCGGCCTGATCAACTCGTCGAAAGAGCTGGACGAGGCCGCCAAGAAACAGGCGACGTTGAGCCTGATCATGGCCAAGACGACCGATCAGCAGGGCGACCTGGAGCGGACGGCCGACGGCTCCGCCAACTCCTGGCGGCGGTTCACCGGGACCTTGACGAACATGGCCGTCGAGGTCGGGACGACGCTGGAGCCGGCCCTGAACGCGCTGCTGAACCTCGGCAACGAGCTGGTCGGCTCGCTCTCCGGGGGATGGGAGGCGCTGAAGGGGTACTTCGAAAGCTTCACCGCCGCCATCGTCGCCGGCGTCGAGACCATCGGCGTCGTCTGGCGCAACCTGGCCGACGTTTGGACGATCTACAGCCTGACGATTCAAGAGGCGTTCCAAAACTATATCTACGCGCCCTTGTCCGTCGCCTTCCCCAACCTGCTCACGCTGGCGGAGTGGTTCGGCCGGAACTTCGTCAACCTGATGCGGGACGCGGCCGTCGGCGCCTGGACGGCCTTCCAGAATCTTGGAACCAACCTCGGCAACCTGTTCGCGGCCGTCTGGGAATGGATCCAGAACCCGGCCGGCGGATTCCAGTTCGAATGGACGCCCATCCTGGCCGGTTTCGAGGCGACCACGGAGCAACTTCCCGAGCTGCTCCGGGGCGACCTGATCTCGCTTCAAGACGAGATCGACGCCGCCGGCGAACGGATGGCCGCCCGCGAGGCCGACCGCGCGCAGCGGATATTCGACGCCCGCAACCAGGCCGCCGTCGAGCCCGGGGCGGACCTGGCCGGAGCCGCCGGGGCGGCCGGCGGCGGGGAGTTCAAACACCAGATCCTCGGCGCCGCCGACTTCGCCGCCAAGCTCCGGGGCGGGATTTTCGGCGAACAGGACACCGCGAAAAAGCAGCTCGCCGCCCAAGAGAAGACCGCCGAAAACACCGGGGAAATCGCTGACGAACTCAAAAAGCCCAAACTCGCCGTGTTGGGTTGAGGTGATTCGTGCCCGCCGATATTTCCGCATACAATTATAAGATCCTGGCCAAGGGCTACCAGGTCTCCGGCGACGTGGATTCCGGCTACCGGGCCACCGTTCCCTACCTCTTGCCCTGGTCCGAGGCGTTCCTCTTCGCCGACGAAATCTTCGGCCTGTCGTCGTCGACGACGGTCGGTCCGATCACCTACCGGGCTCCGTACCGCTTCCCGGCCGCCTCCGGGGCGAACCTCTACGCGACTTCGTTCGGCATCGAGCCGTGCGGAGCCAACGGCTCGCCGCTGGGGGCGAACAAGGGGCTCTCTCCGGGCGAGTTCTTCACGCACGCGATCGTCCGGGTCGAATTCTCCACGCCCCGCCAGGCTCAAGTCCTCTCGACCGACGACCCGTACAACCTTCATCAGCTCGACCCGGACAATCCCCTGACGGTCTGCACGCAGGAAATCCGGGCCGCCGGCAAGATGGAGACGATCAAAGACGGCTCATTCATTTACGACGATGACGAAAAGCCCGTCCCCGGCGACAACGGGATTCCGACCAACGAAACGCAGCTCGTTCTGACCTTCCCGCGCGTCCCCTATCTGCCCTGGGCTTTGGTCCGACCGTACCTGAACAGCCTGAACGACGCGGAGGTCCTGGGCGTCGGCCGGGGCGAGCTGCTGTTCTCAGACTTCACCACGAAGGTCGAGGCGACCCAGAACGGCTTGTCCCAGCAACTCCAACTGATCTTCAGCGTGTCCCCGGAACCGGGGGTCACCTGGAATCACCTGCCGAAGCCCGACGGCACTCCGGTCCTGGTCCGCCGCCGGTCGGACAAGGGCGCGGCGACCCCCCGGCGGATCTTCCGGTACAAGGATTTCACGGAAATCTTCGACCAGCTTGAGCGGACGGAAGCGTAATCGTGCCATCATACGTCGAATCCCCGTTCCGGGCCGGCGAGGTCCTGACGGCCGAGCGGCTCAACGCCCTGGAAACCGAGGTCCGTCGGCTGGCCAACGTCCGGGGCGGGACCGGCCTGGCCGTCCGATCCGGGCGGGGCGGCCTGCAAATCGCCGCCGTCCGGACGAACGACCGCTACCTATGCAAGGCCGTCGGCGACATCCCGCCCCGCGACGGGGCCACCGCCGGGGCCGGTCAGGTCGACCTGTGCTGGATCCGACCCGAAGACGACGTGATCGAGACGACCGGCGACCGGATCGACGTGAAGAACCCGTCCGATTCCGAGATGTCGGCCGGGGTCGGAATCGCGTCCGGCCTCTACTGTTGGGCCGAACGCGATCCGTTCGGCGTCTGGCTGGTCGCGCCCCTGGAGTGCGGATCATGATGACGCGGCGGAGATGCTGCTGCGGCGGGCCGCCGCCGAACAGGACCGTCACGATTGGCGGGTGCGGATCGACCGCGGCGAACGGGTTCCGCATCCCCGGCGCCGGCTTCAAGGTGGAACGCCTCGGCGTGGTCTATTTCGATGGCGTTACGGATGAAAACGGCGAGGCGCGGTTTTACCTGCCGCCCAGCGCGGCCCTGCACAACGTCACGCTCACCCCTCCCGCGTCTCGGCCAAAGTACAAAGCCATCACGCGCACTTGGAACCCGTCAACGCAGGGCAATCACTTCGCGCTCACTCCGGCCGACGGTTACTTTTGCGTTTGCGCCGGGCAAGATCCCGTCTCGGGAACGCTGTATGTCACGCTTGGCGACGGCACCTACGTCGTGACAAGAGGGTCGGGCGGATTCTGGCAAGCGACCCCGTTTACCCAATCCAACGCGAGCCCCGTCTATCTGCCCCCGCCCGACCCGGAATCCCCTCCGAGTTGCGACTCCGCGCAGCCGATCAAGTTCAATATAAGCATCGGCATAACATGCACACTAAATATAAACGTTTCATGGGGGACAGGCAAAGGACTTATCGATCCTTGCAGCGACGCATCCGTCTACTACCCGAATCCGATGCCGCTTCCGAACCTCGGAGGCGCGCAAAAAAACGGCGTGAGCATCTCTTGGGGGCCGGTGGTTTCCGCCGCGGGGGAAATGGATTGGACGACCGGCTTGCTTGGATTTCCTCCCGGGTTAGAGTTCGCGATCAGTGAGTAACCGCCTGCCACTTTCCGAATGGGCCGAGCGCGGCACGGAGATCCAGCGCCGCCACGCCGCGAACGTCGCCCGCTTGAAGGCCGCCGCGCCGCCCGCCGCCCCCGCTCCCCCCGCCTATCCCCCGCTCCGAACCCAGCTCCGCAACCTGGCCCGCTCGGCCGGCCGGTTCCTCCGGTCCGGCCTCCGCCTGGTCCGCTGGAGGGAGTACCGCCGCCGCCGGGCCGTCTGCCTGGCCTGCCCGTCCGGCCTGTACGACGCGGCGGCCGACCGCTGCCGGGCCTGCGGCTGCCTGGCGGCCGTGAAGCCCTGGCTCGGCTCCGAATCCTGCCCCCGAGGCCACTGGTGAGAAACCTGCAATGCCCGACTTGTACTGGCACGTAAACAACGCCATCGGCAACGCCGCGGCGGGCCGCGAGATCGGCGGCGAAACGCTGACCCTCCGAACCGACGACGGCGCGCGGTTCGGTTCGCCGTCGCCGGCGGCTCCGCTGCGGCTGTCGATTTTCCGCGACGGCTCGCCGCTCACGATCCTCAAATGCATCGGCGTCGAGGGCGACGCGCTGACGATCGACGGCACGGCCGACGGCTACGACGACGCCGAGGTCCTGGCCGGCGACCTGGTGGCCAACGTCCCCACCGCCGGCGACTTCACCGAGCTGGCCGAGCTGATCGCGCGGATCCGCATGGGCAACGCCGTCGCCGGCGTCACCGACGACAACGGCGACATCTGGCCGGCGGGCCTGGCGGGCTACCTGGAGTCGACCGACCCCGCCACCGTCCGCGTCGTCGACGCCGCGCACGGCCTGCCCGTCGTGATCGTCGAGCCCGCGACCGTCAACCAGGGCGGCTCCTGGACGGTCAATCTCGCCGAGGATGCAACCGTCGCGCTCGCGACCGGAACCGTCGTCGGCCTCGCCTCCGGCGCGACCGTCGGGGTCGAGGGCCCCGTGTCCGCGAGCCAGTACGGCGACTGGTCCGTCGAGCTGGCCGCCGGGACCGCCCTGATCGGTCGGACGGCCGCCGGACTCGACGGATCCGCCGTCTACGACGGCGCGACCGCCCTGACGCCGCTGTTCGCCAAGATCGCCGCGTCGGCCTCCGGGGACAACGAAATCGTCGACGCCGTCGCCGGCAAGAAAATCCGCGTGCTCCGCTGGGGCTTCGCCGCGGGTGGCGACGTGACGGCCAAGTGGCGGTCGGGTTCGACCGACCTGACCGGGCCCCGACCGCTGACCAAATACGCCGCGGCCGGCGGCGCGCCGTCCCCCTGGGGGCTGTTCGAAACCGCCGCCGGGGAGGCCCTGAACCTCAACCTGTCGGCGGCGGTCGCGGTCGGCGGCGAGCTTACCTACGTCCTGATTTAAGGGGCGATCGCGTGGACCTGAACCCCTACAAGATCACGCCGATCCCGGGCGAAAAAACAATCACGGTCAAGAGTGATTATTTGATCGAGATTGGCTTTCGCGATCCGGAGACGAGCGAGGTCCGCGTGGACTGCACCGGCGGCAACGCGGTCCTGATGTCCGACCTGCTGGAGCAATTGGAGTCCGGGAAGCTCGCCGCGTTCGTCGACCAAGCGGCGGCCCCAATGGTGATGTTGTACAAGGGGATCGTCGATGGCTGATTATTTCGTGGCCGCCGGCGGCTCCGACGCCACGGGCGACGGCTCGGCGACCAACCCGTGGGCGACCGTCAACAAGGCGATCGGCTCCGGCGGCGGGGCGTCGGCCGCCGAGCCGAACCGGGTGATCCTCCGGGGCGGCGACTTATTCCGGGAGGCCATCTCAACGGCCGTTTCGCCGTCCGAGTCCGCGCCGCTGACGATTCTCGGCGACGACGACGGCTCGCTGTTCGCCGCGGCGGGAGGCGTGGGCGGGATCGGACTGCCGGAAATCCGGGCGTGGTCGGCCGACAACACGCCGATCGCCGCGTCCGCGATCGCGATGAACACGAAATCCGACATCACGATCCAGAAGTTGTCGCTCGTCGGCGGATCAAGCGGCGCGGGGTCGGCGGTGTACATCGGCGACTCGACTCGGATCAACATCCGCGACTGCGTTCTCAACTCGTACCCGGTCAAATACGGCGTCACGCTCGCGGGCAACACGACCGACGTGACGATTGAGCGCTGCATCATCGACGCCTCGTCGGGAGACGGCGTGCGCGTGCTCCGCTCCAACGCCCCGACGGACTACGCGATCAACGTGACCATTCGCAGTTGCCTCTTCCTTGGCGGCGCGGCGTCGTCCGCCTTCGGCGCGGTCATCGTCGAGCGCATCGGTTCATCCGACGCGGGCGGGCCGACGGGCGTGGAGGTGACTTGCTGCACCTTCTCCGGCGCGAGAGGCTCGGCCGTCCGGGCGTACAACTGGACGTCGTCGCCCAAAATCATAACCGTTCGCATGTGTTTATTTGTGGCGTGTCAGACGGGCGTTTCGGCGAGCGCGAACGGGTCGGTAGATGAAGATTACAATATCTTTTACGACGGGACCCCCCGGTCCAACGTGGACGCGGGGGTGAACTCGCGGACCGACCTGTACCCCGCGCTGACGCGCGGCGCGGCCGGCTTCGCCGACCTGCCTTTGCGTCCGATGTACGAGCCGCAAGAAAACAGCCCCGTCCTGGCCTTCGGCCCGCGACCGGACGGCCTGACCGTCGACATGCTCGGACGCGAGCGGCCCGACCCGTGCGCCGCGGGCTGTCTCGAGCGGGCGGACCCGCCGGGCGGGGGCGGGGAACCGGCCCCGGTCGTCAACTACATCTTCCAGGTCGAGGGCTAACCCGCGCCTCCGTTCCCGGCCCGCCGCTCCAGCGCGGCCCGGTCCGCCCTGAGACAGCGGCGGACGTACCAGCTCCAGCCGGCTAGGTGGACCAGAATCCCGACCACCAGGCCCCAGTCCATCGGCTCTCCCCCGCTTGACTCCGGCCGGCCGCCCGTCCACAATGCCCCCGCGCGGGCGCCCCGGCGACGGGGCGGCTCCGATCGTGGCCGCCCGTCCCGTCAGCGATGCCCGGGGCGGGCGGTTTTTTTTCGCGCGCCGAGCCCGCCCTCCCGGCTTGACCGCCGCGGACCCGGGGGCGACAATGCCCCCGCCTTCACGGGCTCCCGCCGTCGGCCGTTTCTGGCAACCCCGGAGGCGGCCGGCGGCTCTTTTTTCGCGCGGGCCCGCCCCTCCAGACACATCGACCGCCGCCCGCCTCCGGAACCCGGGGATCGGCGGCGGAATTTCATGCCCGGTTGCATTTGACCAAGATGCGACGCGCGGGCAAAATGGGATAACTGGCCGGGCTGCTGCTAGCGCCCACCCCGGCCGTTTCGCCGCCGTCGGCCCCTTCTCACCTGGGGGGCCGGCGGCGGCTTTTTTTGCGCGCCGAGGGCGCGCGAAAACGCCCGGGCGGCCGTCCCCGAACCACCCGGGCGGATTGACGCCGAACGGCTCGGATCAGCCGAACGGGCGACTCCGTTGCGGCCGGGGCGCCAGCAAAAAACGCCCGGGCCGGTCGCCGCCCGAAGCGGGCGGACGGCGGATCTTAGCGGAACCGGGGCGCCGGGACCAGACCGGACGGCGGGGACCGGACGGGGCTAGCGCCTGGCCGGCTCCGGGGCCTGGCCGCGCTTGTTCGACCAGCCGTCGGAATCCGGGGCCGCGGCGGCGGTGTCCGGACTGGCTTCCGGGCCGGGGCATTGCTTCGGGGGCGGGTCCGGGGCGTGGAGCCGGCGGTGGAACGCCCGGAGTCCGGCCGCCAGCGCCTCGCCGGCCAGCTCGACCCGTTCGGGCGCGGCTTCGCTGGCGAGCGGCCCCAGGGCCTCGACGACGATTCGGTCCAACTCCTCTTTGGCCTCGGCGCTGCTGAAATACATCGGCGCGGTCTCCGGTCGGGTGGCTGGGCGTCAAGCGATCACGCCCAATTATGCCCCGCGACCGGAATATACATCGCCGCCCCCGGGAATATTCAGCGCCCGCGATCGGGCCGCCCCGGGTCAAACCTCGATAACCGCAGCTTTCGCCGCGCCGTCCTTGATGAGCTGGATCGCGTGCTCACAGTCGGACTTGTTGTGATACCCTTCACCGGATGTGGCGATGATTTTCGAGTTGGCGGCCCAGAGCCGCCAGCGGAATTCGCCCTTGGCGTCCTTGTAGATCGCAAAACACATCAGAATCCCATGCCTCCCCAAGAAAATCCCATGAAACGGTACCTTTGCCACTACGATTGGGACGGAGCCCGGTGGGGTCTGGAGATCCACGCCCGCGACTGGGCCGACGCCGAGGCCCGCTGCAAGGCCCTCGGCCGGCTCCGGCTCGACGGCGAGCACGTCGCCTCGATCCCGCTCCCCCGGTTCCCGGAGCGGCTCGTCGTCCGCGCCGCCCGCCTGCTGGGCGGCCTGTTTCAGCGCCGCCGTTGACGCCGCTCCCGGCTGAACGCGCGCTCCCGGGCCGCCTCCCGCCGTCGGTCGTCCCGGTCCAGCTCCCGGCGGACGGACGGGATCAGGGCCGCCGCCACGGCCAGGGCGGCGCGGAGCCAGTTGGCCGTCATCGGCCGGGCCTGGCAAGGGCCGCGAAGTAACCACCGATCGCCTTCCGGACGGCGGCGCGGGCCGACCTGTCGTCCAGCGGGCCGTCCGCTTCCGCGGTCCGGATCGCGCTGACCGCCACGGCGGCGACGGCGCGGACACTGATCTGGGACGCGACTTCCGGGCTGATCGGCTCCGGGATCGGGTTCGCCTCGTTCCAGACCGCCTCCGCCGACTCGGGAGACGGCATCCTCCGGCCCTCCTCCTGGCATTCCCAACAGATCGCGTTCCATTCATCGCTGGTGACCACCAGCGATACCACGGCCCGGCCGCAATTCCCGCACGGATTCATCGACCCGCCTCCCCGGACTCAGCCGCCCGCCGGGCCCGGCACTTCGGGCACTGGCAGTCCGGCTTGACGCCCCAGGCCGCCTCCCGGGCCGCGATCAACCGCGAGATCGTCCGATCCAAGGCGGCCGGGTCGTCGTAGGTCATCGTCATCGGCAACGCCAGCGCTGGACCCTCTACCGACATCACAACGCAACCCCGGACCTCCGGCGGCGCGTCGTCTTGCGGGGTCATGACCACGATCGTCGACTTGTCAGCCTCGTAACACTCGCCGACGCCGGGAATCTCCACGCGCTGGCCGCTCATTCCCCACCGCCTTCCTGTTCCTCGCTCCGCCGAATGATTTCCTCGTGGACCCGCTCGATCATCTCCTGAGGCCCCCGCATCTTCATCCGGACAAACCCCTCCGGTTCGCCGGGTTCGGGCTCGCCGGGGACCAGTTCGACCAGGTGGGCGTCGACGCCGAACAACTCCTCCAAGAACTCCCGGAACGACTCGAAATGCTCCTCCGTGCCCGGTTTCGGGACCGGATCGGGCTCCCGCATGTGCCGCTCGAACGCCTCTCCCGGGTTTTCACTCACCTTTGCACCGCCTCTCCGCTTCAGCCGGCGATTCGAAGCCTCGGCCCGTCATGGCCGTAAATCCCCGTGAACTGGTCCGCGTACAAACCCATCAGCTCGCTCAGCTCATCGGTGCTTCGACCGTGCGACACGCGATGGACCCTGAGGATCTCTTGCAGCATCCGAGGTTCTTCGGGCGGTATTGGGGCCGGTTCACACTTCCGATACCCCAAGCGGGAAAGCTCGGCGTTGAAGTATCGATACTGCCGCTCGGTTATCTTCCCGAGGTCGAACGCCCGCCGGATGATGGCGGCCATCGACACCTTCCAGTAGCACTTGAGGGCGGCCGCCTTTCTGAGCGTAAGACCCGAAAGCTCTGTTTCGATTTCTTCGGCGGGCATGAGGAACTCGCTGGCGAACCGATCCGCCTCGCCCTCCGGATCGTCGGTCGGAAGATGATGTAGAACCACGTGGGCAATCTCATGGGCAAGCGTGAACCGCTGGCGATCGCCCGGAACATCGTCCCTGACGAACAGGACCGGGGGAACGTGGTCCGAATCCAGCGGCCATTGACTAACGCCGTCGATTTTGTCGGTGTCGAACGGGCACCGAAACACCAGGCCGCCGGCCCGTTCAATGGAGCCCACCACGGATCGGATCGGACCGGTCGGCAGTTGCCAGAGTCGCCTGAGGATCTGAGCCGCCTTCTCCGGCCCACCGTCATCCAGCGGCAGCCGGTAAAAGCTGTAGCGGCTCTCGATCTCGGCCTCATTAAGTAGAACCGATGCGTGAATCCGCATCTCATTCACTTGAGCCTGGATCTGGCGTTCCTCTCCAACCGTGAGGCTCCTGCGCGTTCGGTGATAAGTGGCGCTCGCGTTGTAGGCTCGCTCGCCCAGAAAAAAAAAGGAGAGCGGGCGGTCAAGCGCCCGCGCGAACTTCTCCAGATGCTCGCCCGGCGGAGCCAGCATTCCTGACTCGTATCGGGAGATCCTGGCCTGTCCAATCCCGGTCATCTTCGCGAGAGCGGACTGCGAAAGCCCCAAGCGATCTCTCGCCAACACCAGCATATCGGAATTGAATTTCCTCATGTCTCAACCCGTTTCCGGCAACGCCTTCCTCTTTGGCTTGACCTGGAACCCCAGGTCTTCATCGAACCGATCGTCGTCCACTTCGGACGCGGCAAGCCCGATGACTCCTCCCTGATCCGGCACCAGAATATACAGGCCGTCGGACTTCCCACGCGGGTAGGCGACCCAGGTTTGAATTTCCGTCATCTCCCGGATGAACAGATAGCCAATGATCAACCGGGGGAGATCAGGCAAGCCCTCGATTTCTTGCTGCAACCAAAACTTGGAGTTCTGGTTTGTGTTGTAGCTGCTGAAGGTAAGACGATTCCTTAAGTGCTCGCGCCTCAGCTTTTTGGGAACGACCAAGAAGTCGTCGCCAAAGGCCAGGTAATACTGATTGCGCCTCTTGATAACGCTCACCGAATCATCGTCGCGAAAGGTGTGCCTCGCGCGTTCGATAATCTGGGGTCGCAACCATTGAGCGGACTCGCCTTCGTCCAGCACCCTGAAACCCGCGTCGGATGCCCGCCGCCGTTTTAAATCCTCAAAGGGATGATTGACAATATCCCAAAGCTTGGGGTAGTAGGGCGAAAGCCGCCGATTCAACTCCTCTTCGGGGATTTCCACTTCCGGGAACAGGGCAGTCTGGAACATAAATTTCGACCTCGGAGCCGCAGAACCTGTCAAAACGCGCACGGATTATGCGCGATTCTACCAGCGACTTCAAGTTCGAAATGGCCATCCGTTCATTGAATCGGCGTGGCGGTTAGCCCGATTCCACTTTCCCCTTCCCGCCCTTCTTCGGCCGGGCCGGACTGCCCGCCTGCCGCTCTCGGTAGCCTTCTTCAATATCGCGGTTTGCCGCCGCTAGAAGAACCTCGCTGGCGTATTCGTAGAGGGTCTTTCCACGGAACGCCGCCGCGATTCGAGCCGCCTCGACGGCTTCCATTGTCAGCTTCACGGAGGTTGTTTTCGGTTCGGCCATTTTCCGACTCAGGATTGCAACTGTCATTCGTCATGCGCTCCGGTGGGGATTGTAACCGAATCTACCGCCGCCACCCAGAATGATACCGCTGTCCACTGACACCGGCAACCGTGAAGAAAAATCTTCACAGGAGTATTGACTACTGAGTAGCAACGGCGGTAAGATGGTCTCGTCAGTCAAACGAACCCCAAACACGGAGCCCCAGACGATGACGACCGCCACCATGCCCCGAGTTGCCCGCGACCGCAAAGCCGAGGCCCTGGCCGATTCGACGCTGAGCCTGGCCGGCCGGTTCGGCGACCAGGTGCCGACCGAGAAGATCGCCCACGCCCTCCGAGTGATCGGCTGGCGGGCGGGCGCCGACGCGGTGAACCGGGCCAATGACCCCGCCTGTGGGCTGCCCTACGGCTGGCAGAACGCGACCCGCCTCGCCGCCCTGGAGGCGATCGAGACGACGCTGGGCCGGTTCCCGAACTTCGACGAGCTGGTCGCCTTCGACTCCGGCTACCACGGAGCGCTCGCCCAAGGGGCCTGACCGGCCCGGAAATGGAAAAGGCCCCGGACGGCAGCCACCGTCCGAGGCCCTGGAGTGCTCTCGCTCTCACCTCACGCGAAAGGAAAGACAATGTCCACTCTACTACAAACCCCGCTCTTCGCCAACACGGACGCCGTCCCCGCCTGTCGGGATTGCCGGGAGGAACCGGCCGCCGACCGCGATTCCGGCCGCTGCCGCGGCTGCCAGGCGGCCCGCGACCTTCGCCGGTTGGTCAAGGCGGTCGACCGTCTGGGCGGCCAAGCCGCGATTCTGGCGGCGGCGGCGCTCGAGGCAATCACCGCCCCGGCGGAGACGAGCCCCGCCCCCTGGCGGCCGGCCCGGGTGAATCTGATCAACATCGCGTTGCGAATCGCCACCGGCCCTGATGACGAGCTCGCCGACGACGCGGCCTATCAGCTCTGGGAGTTGGGCTCGTTCCGCGACATGCCCCGCCGGTCGGTCGAGGCCGTCCGGGTGGTCAAGGACCCCCGCGTCGGCTCGGACCGGGACCGGGATGATGATTGACGCCCCCCGCGGGCCCTGGAAACACTCGGATCGCCAGCCGGGGTCAACCTGCCCCGGCCAGGCGGTCAAACGGCCGCCGCATAAGGACCGCCGAATCGGCTGGGTCACGCGGTGGAAGTGCCTGGAATGCGGGGAACGGTGGATCGGTGGGCAACGGGCCGGTCGATCCGGAGAACGGAACACGGGAACGGAACGGGTGAAGCTGATGAAACTCAAGCTTTGCATCCATCGGAAGGTCGGGGCGCCCGGCTACGGATCGGACGGCGCGGGGGCGGAGCTGGAAATCGAAATCGACGACGATCTGGTCAAGACGCCGGACGCCCTGATCCAGCACGGGCGAATCTGGTACGGGTCGCTGGAGCGGATGGTCCGCGGTCAAATCAAGCGGATGCAGCGCGCTCACCCGGAGGCCGAAGCCCAAATCACGCGAATGGCTGGCCGGTCGGCCCCGGCGCCGGAACCCCCGCCGGTTCGCGGCGGCGGGGGAGAGCACAACGGCTACGACGGCCCGCCCCCGCGCCGCAACGGCTCCGGTGGTCCCCCGTCCCGGTCGGGCGGGCGGTCGGACGCCCCGACCGACGGCCGGCAACTGATGGGCTGGAGCCGGAAGCACGGCCACGATGAGCGGCTCTTGTCGCTCGCGAAGCAACACAACATGGGCCGGATCGTCGAGCTCGACCGCGACCAGGTCGACTGGTTGTATCGCGAGCTGACCCGCCACCCGGCCCCGGGCTGGGGCGGAGGTGGCTGATATCGGCCACCTAAGCCGCCGGCCGCAAAACCGGCCCGCCAAAGTTTGCGGGCCGGGGCCTCCCGGTCGCCTTTTCCGCGCCGACTGGTCCGGTAAAGGGTAGGGGAGGGGGGCTCCAGTCTTGTTAGTCTTGACCCAACGATGTATCAATGAGACCGACCGTCCCAGCAAGGCCTGGGGCGGAAGCAACCGAGACCTGAGACCGAAAAACCCGTTTACGCGCCCGAGCGGTCCCACCCTGCAAAAGTGAGCGACCCGCGACCGGCGCCTAGGAAACTAATCAATGTCGTCGCTCGCTTTGCGCACACGCCGCGCCCAGCGTCCGCCGGTGCCATTGGATGAGCCTTGGCCGTTCACGTTGGCACCGGAACCCATGTGGGAGGACGCGCAGCTCTCCGACGCCGCCGTCAGGCTGCTCGGCTGGCTCACCTCCTGGCTCCGCAAAACGCCGGAACGATTTCCCACCCTTCGGGAAACAGCGCGATCCCTGCACTGTTCAGTGTCAAAAGTACAGCGGGCCTACAAGAACCTCCAAGACGCCGGCTATGTGGTCCGCCTTCCCGCGCTGGCTGGCCGCCGCGCGACGTGCATGGCGTTTACTCTCCTGTCTGGCCGGCCTCGGATCGCCCGCGAGCCGTCATTTGAAGACCAGCTCCCACTGTTTCCGGAGGATTCAGGGCGGTCATCCGCGACCACTATGCAGGTCAGAAATGACCACCATGTTGGTCATCCGCGACCACTATGCAGGTCAGAAATGACCACCCCCCCGGACCCCCTCTATAAGGAAAACAGAGAAAAGACGACAGACGACAGAGGGGCGTCGTTGTCGTTTTCCGCTTCGCTCCCGACCCCGGAACCCGCGGGACCGCCGCCCGCGCCAAAGGCCCCAGAATCGCCCACAACGAATCCTTGGCGGCGGAACCTCGAACCGATCCGTCGCCCTCCCGCGGATCGCGTCACGCTCCCCCTGCTGACGGCCAAGGCCCGCGCCGCATTCCCGGCGGACGACACCCCGGCGCTCGGCAAGACGCTCGCCGGGTACGTCGACTACTGGCGTGAGAAGACGGGCGCCGCCGAGGACGCCGCGCTCGACATGCTGGACGCGACTCTGGATTACGCGATCGCCTGGGGAGAAGCCCGTACTGTCGGGCTTCTCTTCACGCTCCTGAAGGCGTGGATCAAAAACCGCTACAACCTGGTCGACGTTCGCGGGATGGCGGACGCGGCCCGCTCCCGGCGGAGGACGGTGAAGACCGACGCGGATTTCCACCGCGCGAAGGCGGAGCCGGAGACCGACTCGGAAACGGAGCGGCTAAACGCC